GTCAACTTTTTTCCCGCCGAATGGCGCTCTAGGGCTCTGACCTGCAGTGATGGGGTTGTTCATCCCCTGTGACAGACTGGCACCGTGCCTCGCCCCTACGTCCCCAAGCCCCCGATGCCGCGCGCCTACGTGTGCGGATCGTGCGGTGATCCGCACATGACCAAGCCGGGCCAACGGGGACCCCTGCCGGAGCGCTGCCCGATCTGCAAAGCCGGGGCCAAGACCAAGCCAGCCGAGGACCCGCCGCCGGCCGACCGTGACGTCCAGCCCCCGGACCAGCTATTCTCTGACTCGGCACCGGACCGGTCGGCTGAGCTGGCCCGACCCCCGGTGCCGCCTGGCAGTGTCTCCACGGCCGTCCCTGCCCGGGCTGTCACCACGGCAGAGGTGGACACGGCGGCAGCCCCCGGCCCCCTGGAACAGGCCCTACGCGCTGAGCTCGGCAGCCGCACCGGACTGCTGGTCGAGATCGCCCTGGACACGGCCCGGGCGGTGGACCAGGTACCGGCCTCCAAGCTCAAGGACAAGCTGTCCGGCCTCAAGGCGCTGCAGCAGATCAGGGCTGAGCTGCTGGCGCCGGCCACCCCGGCGGAGAAAGCCGCGGCCGACATCGCGGAGCCGCAGGTCGAGGCAGGGATCTTCGGAGCCGTGCGCCCGGAGCTGAGCCCGGCGGTGGACTTCGGAGTCTGCACCCCGCGCTGGGCCACGCCGCGCCGGCTGGAGCGCAGGACCTGGGGTCCGTACTGGGCCCGGGTGGCCGAGGCCCTGGGCCGCCCGTTCATGCCCTGGCAGCGGTACGCCGCAGACCTGGCGGGGGAGGTCGACGAGACTGGCAAGCTCTGCTACCGGCAGGTGGTGGCCACCGTGCCCCGTCAGTCCGGTAAGACCACGATCATCCTGTCGGTGGTGGTCGGTCGGGCCGAGGCCGGCAAGCCTTTCGGTGGCCGGCAGAACATGCTGTATGCGGCCCAGACGCAACTTGCCGCGGACAAGAAATTCAAGAAAGAGTACATCGCCGACCTGCGCCACTCCGAGGTGATGTCCGACCGGTTCACCACGAAAGTCGGCTCTGGCGCTACGAATATCACCTTCACTGCCAGCGACTCGACGTTCCAGCCGGTGCCGACCAAGAGCGATTCCAGCCATGGTGAGGTGCTGGACTTCGGCGTTCTGGATGAGGGTTTCGCCCAGACCGATGACGCGGTGGAGGGAGCGTGGCGACCGGCCACGATCACCCGGCCCATGGCCCAGCTGTGGTTCCCCTCCACCGCGGGGGACGCCACGTCGACCTGGTACCGGGGCAAGGTCGACGTCGGCCGGGCCGCGGCTGAGACCGACTCCGGGTACGGGATTGCCTACATCGAATTCTCGGCCGACGACAAGGCGCCCGGGTTCGACCCCGGGGATGAGGAGATGTGGCGGCGGGTCATGCCCGCGCTGGGCCACACCCAGACGGTCGAAGCACTGCGCGGGGAGTATCAGACGCTGGTCCAGGAGGGCAAGCTCACCACCTGGCTGCGAGCCTTCCTGAACATCTGGGTGGACCGCCGGTCCGAGCCGGTGTTCCGGGCCGGCAAGTGGGAAGCCTGTCACCAGCCGGACGTCAAGCGGGTCACCCGGCCGGTGTTGGCGGTCGACGTCTCGGCCGACCGCCGCCATGCCACGATCGCCATGGGCTCCCTGGGCTCCACCGGTGTGCCGATGGTCCGGGTCCTGGACTACCGCCCGGGCACGGAGTGGGTGATCGAGCGGCTGCTGGAGCTGAAAGAAAAGCAGGAGGTCGCCGCTGTGGTGCTGGACGCTGCCGGTCCGGCACGCTCCCTGATCCCGGAGCTGGAGAACAACTACATCCGCCACCACGTGACCACGACTCAGGAGATGGCCGGGGCGTGCGGCATGTTCTATGACGCGGTCGACCAGGGGGCCCTGGCACACCTCAGTGATCCGGCTCTGGAGCTGGCGGTCACCGGGGCCGAGACCAGGCCGCTGCTGGACTCGTGGGCCTGGACCCGGAAGAAATCAGCCGAGGAGACCAAGACCGACATCTCTCCCTTGGTCGCCTGCACACTGGCACACTGGGCACAGCTAAGATTCGGTGATCAGGAGATCTACGGTGACGACGCATGGTAGGCGGTGGCAATGGGCAGGTTCGGTGATGCGGCCCGCATCCTGCTCGGCCAGCACGACCGGGAGCCCAATCTTGATTCCATGATCGGCGATCGGAGCCGGCGGAACCAGGCGGTCCTGCCGGTCGTGACCGCTGAGGGCGCGTTCAAGAACAGCGTGTGGTGGGCGGGGCTGAGGCTGCGCGCCAACCTGATGTCCACGTTCCCGATCGACGTCGTCCGGGAGCGTGATGGCGTGCTGGTCCCGGTGCCCAGCCCGGGCCGGCTGTTCTCCAGCCCGTCCCCCGGGGTCGACATCACGGAGTTCCTTTACAGCCGGCAGATCGACCTGGACCGGTACGGCAACGCGGTGGGCATCATCCGTGAGCGCAACGCCCTGGGCCTACCGGCGGTGATCGAGCTGCAGCTGATGGAGCAGTGCAAGGCGCAGATGTCCGGCGGTCGGGTCGAGCAGTGGAAGATCGGGAACGAGTACTACCAGCCCCGGGATATCTGGCATGAAAAGCAGTACACCATGGCGGGTTTCGGCCTCGGCCTGGCACCGCTGGCGTACGCCGCATACTCGATGGGGATCTACGCCAGCGCCCAGGAGTTCGCCCTGGACTGGTTCGGCAACGGCGCACTGCCCCGGGGCACTCTGAAGAACGTACAGTCAGACAAGCTGAGCAACGATGTGCGTACCGCCGCCAAGGAAGGATTCAAGGAATCCACCCTTGGCGGAGACATTTTCGTGCACGGTGCTGAGTGGGAGTGGACCCCGGCCGCGACGACGATTGCCACCGCCGGGTTCCTGGACCAGAAAACGAACTCCGAAAAGGACGTGGCGCGGTATGTCGGGGTGCCGGCGGGGCTGATTGACGTCGAGGTCAGCACTGGAAACATCACCTACGCCAATGCTTTGAGCGCGAACCTGCAGTTCCTGGTCACCGAGCTGGGCCCCTCCGTGGTCCGGCTACAGAACTACTGGTCCGAGAACGCGCTCCCGAAGCCGTGGAAACTCCGGATGAACACGGACTCCCTGCTGCGCATGGACCCGATGAGCAAGGCTCAGCTGATGGCCCTGCTGAACACCGGCCAGCTGCGCACCAAGACCGAACTGCGAGCGCTGGATAACCTCGGGCCGTTCACCCCGGAAGACCTGGCGGACCTCGGTACCTTTTCCCAGATGAGCAAGGCACCGGCCACCCCGGCCGGGCCGGTACAGAAAGCGGGCACACCGTGGCTGATTCCCAGCTGAACCGGGCGGACGCTGCAGCGGCGCGCGCCCTCAAGTATCGTGAGCTGGCCGACCGCCCCCGTGAGCGCAGCGCGCCGGAGTCCAGCGGCGCACCCCGGCTCTGGATTCCCCCGGTCCGATCGGCGTGCGGTGTCGAGCGGGCGGCGTCCGGCAGCAAGACGCCGGACGCCGTGAGGTTCGAGGGCATGGCCTCGGTCACCGGCAAGCCGTACGAGATGTACGACTTTCTCGGGCCCTACGATGAGATCGTTGCGGTGGGGGCTTTTGAGCAGACGCTGGCGCAGTCCGATCTGCACGTGCCGCTGGTCCTGGACCACGTCAGCAGCAAGCGGATCGCCGTGCTGTCCACCCCTACCAACCCGTTCTCCCCGCTGGAGCTGACCGAGGTGACGGACGGGGAGCACACCGGACTGCGGTCCGTGGCCCCGTCCCTGCAGCTGCAGGATTTTGACACGCAGTACATCGTCACCAAGATGGAGCTGAAGCTCATCGACGAGATGAGCTTCCGCTTCACCATCGACGAGGGCCGCTGGTCCGAGGACTTCAGCACCTTCACCATCCGCAAGGTGAACATCCACCGGGGCGACGTGGCGATCGTCGGCTACGGCGCCAACCCGATGACCGTGGGTGCGGGCCTACGGGCGGCGCCGGTGGACGTGGCCGCGGCGACCCGGGCCGCCGCACTGAGTGCGATCGACGACAAGCGGTTCGACGACCTGCAGCGGCGGCTGAGCGCATGACCTGGTTTGAGATCGCCCTGGCCCGGCGGCGGGCGGAGGCCGAGACGGAGCCGGAACCGTCCGGGGCTCGTTTCAACTCCGCACCCTGAGGTACCCTGCACCCGAACGTGCACGCGCGCTGCTGATCCTGCGCTCTGCTTGGGGTCCTCTGGTCTGTGAGCCGATCACTTCCATGATCGCACTACCAGACCAGAGGACAGACCATGACGCTCGAACAGCTCCGGGAGCAGATTCGCTCCCAGATGCGTACCCAGCTGGAAGCCCGTGCCGGCGCCCAGGCCGCTCTCACCGAGATCCGTGGCAACACCTCGGCCACCGCGGAGCAGATCACCGCCGCGACCGCCGCCCGTGACGCCATCGATTCCGAGATCTCAGCGCTGGAAGCCCGGGAGACCGAGCTCAGCGACGAGATCAAGCGGGAGGCCGGGGCCACCGCACTGATGAACCGCATTGCCCCGAACGCGGGCGCGGCTCCGGTCGCCCCGGTCGCCGGCACCCGGTCGGTCCCGGCCGGCGACGGCGTGATCTCCCGGGAGGCCCGGACCTACTCCGAGCTGACCAACCAGCGCGACAAGTTGTCGTTCTTCCAGGACGCCTACCGGGCCACCGTGAAATTCGACGACTCGGCCAAGCGTCGGCTGGAGCGCCACGCCGACGAGGTCCGGGTCGACCAGTCCGACCAGTACGAGCGGGCGACCAGCACCGGCTCGTTCGCCGGCCTCGTGGTCCCGCAGTACCTGACCGACATGGCGGCGCCCCTGCTGCGCTTCGGCCGGCCGCTGGCGAACGCGTCCAATCGCCACCAGCTACCCGCCCGGGGCATGTCGCTGATCATCCCGCGGGCGACCACGGGGACCACGACCGCGATCCAGGCCACCCAGAACACGGCGGTTAGCAACACGGACATGGTCGTGACCGACCTGACCGTGCCCGTGGTGACCATCGCCGGCCAGCAGGACGTGGCTCGGCAGGCGCTGGAGCGCGGTGAGCAGGTCGACGCGTTCGTCTACGGCGACCTGGCCCGGGCGCACGCGGCCAACGTGGACAACCAGGAGATCAACGGCTCCGGCACCGCCGGGCAGATGATGGGCATCCTGAACACCGCCGGGATCAACGCGGCCACCGCCTACGGTGCGGCGATCACCCCGACCCTGTTCAACCTCAAGCTGGCCGGTCAGATCACGGCGGTCACCTCGGCCGGCGCCGGCATCTGGGGCAAGTGCATCGTGATGCACCCGCGTCGGTGGGGCTGGTTGCTCGGCCAGGTCGACACGACCGGGCGCCCGATCGTCACGGCCAACACCATCGCGAATTTCAACGCCATGGGGAACATCACCCAGGTCGGCCAGATCTCGGCCGACACCTCCGACCTGGGCGTCAACGGCTACCAGTTCGTCGGTATCCACAGCTCCGGCCTGCCGGTGCTGACCGACCTGAACATCCCGACCGCGGTGGGTGCGGCCACCGGCGGTGAGGACATCGTGCTGGTCTCTGACCTCACGGAGTACCACCTGTGGGAGGAGGGCACCGGCGCGCCGACCGAGCTGAAGTTCGAGCAGACCACCGGCGGGTCCCTGACCACCAAGCTGGTCGTCTACTCGTACGCGGCGTTCACCGCGGGCCGGTACCCCGGCGCCACCGGCAAGATCGGTGGGCTGGACACCACGGTCAACGGTCAGGTTGCCCCGGCATTCTGATCTGAACTACCAGGCCGGTCGGGTGTGCACGCTGCGCCCGGCCGGTTTACCGTGGCGGCATGGACAAAATTCAGCACCCCGACGAGCCTGCCTACACCGACCGTGAGCTGGCCCTGGCCGAGTCCGACGAGAAGGAATCCGAGCTCACCGGCGACTCCGCCACGGAACGGTCCGTCGTCCGGCGCGAACTGGGCACCGAGCAGTCGTGAGCGTCGGCCACATCGTCATCAGCGCTCTGCTGATGACGATCATCTTGTTCGGCACCGGCTTGGTAGCCTGAGCCGGACGACACCCACCCGATCGAACGGAGCACCATGGCAATCACCGGTGACATCAAAGAGAACTACATCCTGCTGCAGAACAGCACGGGTGAGAGCTTCGCCCACATGGCCGACCGGCTCACCTCCCCGGAGGTTTTCGGGGGCCTGGACGAGAACGGCAGGGCCGCGAATCAGGAGCTGGCCGACTGGCTCCGGAAGCAGGACGACGACATGGAAGCAGTGGAGCGCAAGACCAACCCCGACGCGCCGACCGTGGCTGCCCAGAAGCGGCAGGACCAGGCCAAGTCGGACCAGCACGCCCGGGACAACGCGCCCCGGAACCGGAACGTGTCCGGCGGTCGCCAGAACGGCTAAGATCCACTCTGGTTCGCCAGACCACAGCAGCACCGCCCCGACGTTACCGGGGCGGTGCTGCTGTTTACACCGAAAAGTGTCAGTCTCCAGCGGTATCCAGGTCTGCATACTGGCCCGGATAATCCGAATCATGAAACAAGTCAACAACAGCGGGTACCCGACCACGGTCACCGACGATGCAGCCGTCGTCCCGGTCCCGGTATCGACCGTCTCAGCCGTGCTGTGCCCGGCCGACTACTCCCGGGCCCAGTGCCAGATCTTCAATGCCACCACCGGCGTGCTGTTCGTGGCCTGGGCCGAGACGGCCAGCACCACGGCGTACACCGTCCAGGTGCCGCCCAAGGGGCTGTACGAGCTGCCCCGGGTGCTGCCGTACGTCGGGCCGGTTTCCGGGGTCCTGTCGGCCGGCACCGGTACGGTCATGGTCACGGTGGCCCACTGATGCCGCTGCACCTCTGGCCGCCCGCGACCACCGGCAACGAAACCCAGACCTTCCAGAAGTCGCTGCCCCTGCTCTCCGTGGGGTCGGCCGACCACGTGGTCACCTGGGCCTTGCCGTTCGCGGACGGGGGCTACACCGTGACGTGCGGGATCGGAGGCGGCGGGGTGGTCCTGGGCAACCTGACGGCGGTGCTGAAGCCGGGGACCCGGACCCAGACCGGGTGCACCGTGACCACGAACAACGGCTCCCTTCTCTCGATCGCCGCGGGAGCTGAGCTGCACGTGATCGCGGTGGGGCCTCTATCCTGACCCCATGGCAGACGCACTCGCGAACCTGGCAATCGGCACCGTGGCCACCGGCCCGGCCCCTGCCAGCTCCGGCACCACCCTCACCCTGACCGCCGGGCACGGGGCCCGGATGCCGGCGGCGCCGTTCCAGGCGACCGTCTGGCCGGCCGGGGCAATCCCGGACCCGGTCAATGCTGAGATCGTCCGGGTGATGGCCCGGGCCGGGGACGTGCTCACCCTGGTCCGGGCCAGCGAGTCGACCACCGCCCGGACGATCACCGCCGGGGACCTGCTGGCCGCGACCATCACCAAGCGGGTGCTGGAAGAACGGACCGGCAGCGCGCCGACCATGGACGCGGTGCTGGCCCGGGGCTCGGTCTACTACCTGGCCCACCGGGGAGAGGGAGACACCTACCCGGAGCACACCTGGGCCGCCTACCGGCAGGCGGCGGCCAAACCACAGGTGGACGTGGTCGAGGTGTCGGTGCAGAGCACCCTGGACGGACACCTGGTCTGCTTCCACGATCTCACGATGGACCGGACCTCGACCCTCACCGGCGCGACGAATACCCACACTTGGGCCGAGATCTCAGCCTCGGACATCGTCGATTCCGGCGCCGCCACGCTGGGCGTCGGCTGGGCGAACCAGCCCGTACCGCTCTACTCCGAGGTGTGCGCCGACCTGGCCGGACAGGTGTGCACGATCGTCGAGAACAAGAACGGCTCGACGTCGAACATGCAGAAAATGCTTGCGCTCTGGGCACTTTCGGGCAACAAGGATCAGTTCGTTTACAAGTTCTTCCGTGAGCCGGCCGGCGGAATCCCGGCCCATGCCGCCACGGTCAAGGCAGCCGGGTACAAGACCTGGGCCTACTTCTCCGGCGGCGAGTCCACTGCGATCGTCGACGCGACCGCGGCGCAAGCAGACATCCTCGGCGTGGTCAGCACGATGTCCGACGCCGAGATCACCTACGTGGTCAGCAGGGGGCTGCCAGTCATCGTCTACGAGGTCCACCGCCGGCACGAGCTGGCCCGGTTCACCAACCTCGGTGTCAAGGGGATGATGTGCAGCGGCGTCACCTACGTCTCGGCCAGCACGGCCCTGGCCACCGCCAGCCAGTTCGGCGCCGGTGTCCGGTGGCCAGGCGACATCGACGGATCGGCCAGCCAGGTCACCACCTGGGACCCTGCCAACCGGGCCGTGGTGCTGCCCCCGGCGATCACCAGCTCCCTGCTGCTGGGCTCCCTGTCGCCGGTGGCCGGCGCGGCCGGTAGCTACCAGATCACCTACGCGATGCGCTGGACCACCCTGCCCGGGGACCTGACCACGCACGGCGACTTCATCTTCGGCCACGCCGACGACGTCCGCTACACCCACCAGTCGACCTCGAACACCGGCGGGTACCACGCCGTGTTCCGTGCCAACGGACAGCTGCAGCTGTTCCTGCACAACGCCGGCAACGGGGCCGGCGTCCAGCTGGGCGTCACCCAGGCGACCACGGCAGCGGTGGCAGGGGCCTGGCTCACGTTCACGATCACGGTCAGCCCGACCACGGTCACGCTGCAGCGCACCGACGTGGCCAGCACGGCAGTCACGACCTCGGACACGACCTACCGCGGTGGGTATCTGCACGTGACCGCGGCCAGCTCGTCCACCGCGGTCAGCTTCCGCGACGTGGTGATCACGTGATCTTGGGCTGGACCTACCCAGCCGCCCCCGCCGTCGCAGCGGCGACCAGCTACGGTGACCAGAACGGCGGCCCCCGCCCCGCCCTGTTCCTCGAGGAGCAGGGCCCAGCCCCGCTGAGCGCCCTGCTCGCCGGCCCCGTCCCGTTCGACTGGACTCAGCTCTTGGAGGTAGATCTCGTGATCGGCACCGGTGGACAGATCATCGCCTCCCTGGACCAGCTGGTCGCTGATCCGATTTTCGTGGCGGCCACCGCCCGCCCGGGCGTCCAGGGGGCCAAGGTGGTCCGGACCACCGGCCAGAGCCTGCCCAACGGGGTGTCCACCCCGATCCAGTTCACCGCCAGCTCGTTCGAATACCGGGGAGATTGGTGGGACATCGCCACCCCGACCCGGATCACGGTCCCACCGGAAGCCGGGGGAACGGTGGTCGTGCTGACCGTGGCGGTGGATTTCGTCAGCAACGCGTCCGGCGTGCGGTCGGTCAGCATCCGGAAGAACGGTGCGACTCTGCTCCTCGAGGACGTCCGCGGGGCGATCGGCGCGCACATGGGGTTCTCGGAGGTGGCCACCGACATGCCCGTGGCTGGCGACTACTACGAGCTGGTCTGCTACCAGAACATCGGCGGGGCGCTGTTCACCCAGGTCGGCGCGTTCCCCACGTCCCTGTCCGTGATCGTCCAGAGCTAGGATCAGCACCATGACAGAAGTCGGTGACGTCCTTCAGCTGGGGACGCAGATCTACGACTCAACCGGGGCCCTGGCCGATGGCGGCACGGTCACGGTCGAACTGCGGCTGAACGGCGCCGTGGTGGCGTCCACCGGCCTGGGAAACCTGCCGATCGCTCACCCGTCCCTGGGCCTCTACCGGGCGACCTGGCTCACGCTGGAGCCCGGGGTGTACGTCGTGACCTGGATCGTTACCGGCGCCAATGCCGGTGCATCCAGCGAGAGTTACCAGGTGGAGTATCCGGCGGTCGGGATCGTCTCGCTGGATGAGGTCCGGCAGGCGCTCAAGATCCGCCGGACCGACACCGATGACGACTTGATGGCTGCAATCCTGCAGGCGTCCGACATCTGTGAAGGACCCGAGGGCACGTGCAAGACCTGGCGCCGGACCGTGGTCACGGACGAGATCCAGGACGGCGGGGCCAGCTTCCAGCTCTCCCGCAATCCCATCATCGAGATCACCGCGATGTCGGTCGACGGCACCCCAGTCGTGATCAGTGACTACGACGTCAACCTCAAGACCGGCCGGGTGTTCGGCGTCTACAGCACCGGCCGGCGGGGGCGGGTCAAGGTCAGCTACGTCGCCGGCATCACCGGCCCGGTCCCGGCCGGGGTCCGGGAGGGCTGCATCGAGATGGTTCGGCACCTGATGGCCAGCCGGCGGGGCGGTTCCGGCATCCCCCGCCAGGACGAGCCCGACTTTTCCCAGGGCCCGGGCTACCTGATTCCGAACCGCGTCGTTGTGGCGTGGCGGGGCGCAGCAGGGCCGGGCCTGTGAGCACCGTGCTCCACTGGACCGCCGCCTGGGTGGCGGGGGTGGTGGCCATGTTCGTCGGCCTGACCCTGGTGATCACCGTGGCCCGGTGGTCCTGGAACATCCTCGAATTCGTCATCCCCGGAGCGCTCTGATGCAGACACGCATCGCCCAGGTGATCGATGCCTTGATCGCCCGCTCGCTGGCGCTGCCGGACACGTTCCGGGCGCCGGACGACCAGAGTGCCAGCGAGTCCCTGATCACTGTCTGGGACGGGCCCCAATTCCGATCGGGGGAGGACTACGGCCGCAGTGCCCACCTGATTATCGGGTTCGGAGGACCGGACCCCGAAGCCCAGGAACCCGCCGCCGATACCCAGCTGAGTGCCGGGCCCAGCGCTTCCGCTGTCCGCCCCCGGGATGAGGTTCTGTCGATCAACTGCCGGGCGGTGATGGACTCGGCCGAGTCCGCCAAGGAAGCACGGGACCGGGCGCTGGCGGTGATCGACGCTGTGGCGAGTATCTGCAGGTCGGACCCAAGCCTGGGTATCGACGCCTCGGCTACCATCGGGGGTGTCATCGTCCGGGCATGGGTTACCGCTGGGACCCTGCTGCAGTACCTGGAAAGCGGATACACCGCTGAGTGGGAATTTACCGTCACCGTCAGGACAAGGGTCTGATATGAGAGTACGACTGATTGATCCGGACCCGAGTCCGGGCAGCGACGAACGTCACGCGCGCGTGGTCCCTGTGCTGCACACCGCCGGGCTGGACGAGTACGTACTCGCCGGCCAGGTCATCGACGTCCCGGACGAGATCGCCGGAGCCGGGCCGCACTGGCGCGCACCGAAGGACGGCGACGACCTGGCGTTCATGGAGACCAGGCTGGCCGAGGACGGGCAGACACGGTCCGTGCACGACCTCGGCCACGGTCTGCTGGCCCAGGGCGAACTCTGGGAAAAGGTCGAGACCAAGACGAGCCCGAAAGGTGGTGACAAGTAATGGCTAACCTCACCGACAACCAGGTCGGCATGGCCGCTGAGACCGTCTACAACACCCCGGTCACGGTGACCAGGTTCTACCCGTTCCTGGACGGCACCTCGGCCGACTGGAACACCCGCCAGCGCCAGGGTCAGAGCGTGTTCGTCAGCACTAAGCGTGGGTGGCGGGGCGACCGCCGGGTGCTGCCGATCGGCCAGGGCGTCATCACGATCAAGACCGAGCTGGCCAGCCGGCAGGGCGGGGTGCTGCTGGAAGCGGCCCACGGTCTCTCGACCAGCACCGTGGTCGCCGGAGCACTGTTCCAGCAGAATCACGCAACCGGCATCGCCGGAACCGTGCTCAAGTCGTACACCATCCAGGTCGGCAAGGTGCGCAACGACGGCGTGGTCGACGCGGAGACCTATTCCGGTTGCACCGCGGTCTCTTTCGAGATTGAGTGCCCAGAAGACGGCATTCTGACCATCAGCGTGACGTTCGATGCCCGGGCGTTCACCACCGCCACCGCGCTGGCTACGGCCAGTTTCACGGCCGGCGCGTTTCTGTTCGATGCCAGCCAGGGCTCAGCGTTCGTCGGCGGGGCCTTCACTGCCCCGACTGCCACCACGCTGGCTACGGCCGCAACGCCTTTCGGCAATTTCCGGAACTGGAAATTGACCGTCGACCAGTCGGCCGACACCGGCCGATGGGTGCTGGGCAGCCGCAATCAGCCGACCGTGGGGATGCTCTCCCCGGTGTTCGCCGGGGATGCCGAGTACAACGACACCGCGCTGCGGACGGCGTACCTGGCCGGTACCAGCCTGCCGGTGGTGATCAACCACACGACCGGTGAAGTGGTCGGGGCGGGTAACTCGGCTCTGCAGCTGGCTATCCCTCAGCTGTACCTGTCGGCGCCGATCCTGGCTCCGGTGACCACGGACACCAGCGTGATCTCCGTGACCGGTGACGTGACCTACAACGGCGTGAACGAATTGTTCTACCTGGTCTACCGCACCGCCGACACGGCGTTGTAGATGGACGTCGACGTGACGCCCGGCCCGGGGTTCAACGAGCTCGCCGGGCGTCTACGTCGCGCCCCGAAAGAGGTCCGAAAAGAGCTGAACCGGGCGATCAAGTCGGCCACCGCCGATGCTGAGCGGGAGCTGAAAGCGGCGATCCTGAGCCTGGACGCCAAGGGTACTGCCGGCGGCGGGGGCAGCCGGAGGTCGGCGCACAACACCACGGCCTCCGGCCGGTTGCCCAAGCACACCGGACTGCGCAAGAACATCAGCCGGGGGATCACGCGTAAGATCACCTACTCCGGCTTTCGGACCGGTGTGCGGATCAGGGTTGACGGGAAGTATCTGCCGGCGGACCAGCAGACACTGCTCAAGCTCACCAACTCCGGCAAGACGTTCCGGCACCCGGTCGCGGGCAACCGCAACGCCTGGGTGAGCCAGCAATTCGGGCCGGGGCACTGGTTCGATGACGTAATGAAGCGGCGCGGACCCCGCATCATGCAAGAGATCGACGCGGCAGCCCGCCGCGCGATGGACTCCCTAGAGTAGAGACGACACAAAATCATGCCCAGGACAACGACTTTCACCGTGGAACGCCTGTTCCCCGGTATCAGGTTCCGGCTGGTCAAGCCGAACCTCGGCGAGCTCGCCATCATGGAGCGGGAGCTGGGCAAGCGGCACCCGGACTGGGAGTTCGCCTATGCGATCGCGGTCACCTACTGGGCCTCGATCCGCCGCTACCAGCTGGCCCACGAGATCCGGCCCCTGTTCGCCTGGGACGACGCTCTTCTGATGGACATGGACGACGTCGAGGAGTTCGGGGAGGACGAGCCGGAGCCCGAGGTGGAGATGGTGCCGGACCCTCCCATCGGCGCAACCCAGACGGAAGCGCCCGACTCGTCCCCCGCGATCGACCAGTAGACGGCACCAGATACCTCGATGACGAAATCCGTAGCTACCTCATAGATTTCGCCACCACGTACCACTACACCCCGGCCGAGATCCGTGCTCTGGAGTACGAGGACTACCGGGTCCTGAGAGCCGGGATCGACCACCTACGAAAGGAAAGTGCCAAGAATGCCTAGCCTTTCATGGGTGCTCGGTACCCGGTACGACGGGTCCGGGATGGACGATTTCGAGTCGGACATCGAGTCGACCGAGGGCACCGCCCGCTCTACCGCGGCCAAGATCGGTATGGCGCTGGGCGCCGCCGGGGCAGCCGGGGCCGGTCTGCTGGCTGCTGGGTTCGCCGCGAACGCCAACCTGGAGGTCGGCAACGACAAGCTGGCGGCCCAGCTCGGTCTGACCACCCAGGATGCCGGCAAGGCGGGGGCTGCTGCTGCCGAGGTCTACGGCAACAACTGGGGCGAGAACATGGACGAGGTGAACGCCGCCATCCGCTCCGTGGGGACCAATATCGGTGATGTCTCCAAGATGTCTGAGGACCAGCTGGCTGGCATCACCGAGAAGGCGCTTGCTCTCAGCTCCACCATGGACGTCGACCTGGCCTTGAGCACCGAGGCGGTCGGCGCGATGATGAAAAATGGCTTGGCAAAGAACGCTGATGAGGCGTTCGACATCCTGACCGCCGGTATGCAGGGCGGGGTCAACAAGGCGGACGACCTGCTGGAGACCTTCCAGGAGTACTCCCCGCAGTTCTCCAAGCTGGGCATCGACGGCAAGGACGCGCTCAACCTGCTGAGTGCCGGTCTCAAGGCTGGTGCCCGTGATACCGACGTGCTGGCAGACGGTTTCAAGGAATTCGGTCTCCGGGTCCTGGACGGCTCCGAGACGACCAACCAGGCGTTCAAGGACATCGGCCTGGACGCCAAGGGAATGGCCGAGGCGTTCGGCAAGGGTGGAGACTCGGCCCGGGAAGCGACCGACCAGGTCATCGAGGGACTGCTGGGTATCAAGGACCCGCTCAAGCAGAACGAGGCCGGTACCGCGCTGTTCGGCACCACCTGGGAAGACACGATTCGGACCGTCCTGCCAGCCTTGCAGGACACCAAGGGTGAGATCGAGAACGTGGACGGCGCGACTCAGCGCATGGCCGACACGGTGGGGGACAACGCCGCGGGCAAGATCGAGACGTTGAAACGAGGGTTCGAGCAGTGGACTCAGTCCATGGCCAGCTCGGACGGGGCACTGGGCCTGGCTATCACCGGGGTCGGGGAGTTCGGCGGCACCGCGCTGGCAGGGGCCAGCCAGGCCGGCATCCTGGCCATGTCGATCCGGGGCACCGCGGCGGCGGAGAAAGCAGCGGCGGCGGCCACGTTCGTGCTGAACGGGGCACTGAAAGCACTGAGGTTCGCGTGGCTGGCCGCTCTGGGCCCGGTAGGTCTGATTATTGCTGCGATCGCCCTGGTCGCTGCTGGTCTCGTCCTGGCCTACAAAAAGTCAGAGACATTCCGAGCCGTGACCAGGACCGTGTTCAAGGCGGTCGCCAACACGGTGGCCACGCTGGTTGACCATTGGCTGAAAGGGTTTCAGACAATGTTTGAGGTGATGGGTAAATTGCCCGGCAAGGCTGGAGCCCCATTCCGCAAAGCCGCCGCCGCTGTCCAGGGGATGCGGAACAAGGTCAACTCACTGAGAGCGGATATCAACAGGCTCAAGGGCAAGGAAATTGAGATCCTGGTCCGGAAGGAGTACATCACCAGCTACCGGTCCGAACTGCGCCGGGACGAGAACACCGCCCGGCGGGGCGCCGGTGGCGGGATCGGCCGTGGTGCGAACGCGGTCGGCGGTCCTCAGGTCGCTGGCGGGGCCTACATGGTCGGCGAGCACGGGCCGGAGATCTCGATGCCGGCCACGAACCGGATGATCCTGCCCGCGGGGCTCACACAGCGGCTGGGCCAGACCGGGGGTGGCAACACCTACGAGATCCACGTGCACGGCAACGTGCTGGCCTCCAAGAAAGAACTCCGGGCCCTGATCCTGGACGCCCTGGCCTCGGCGCCGGCTGGCTCCGGCGGTGGGGGTGGAGGCGGAGGAAGTGCGGCCAGTCGCAAGGTGGCCGACATGGCCCGAAACGCTGCGACCCGGGCCGGCCGGAACGCAGCCATCAGTGACCGGGTCGGGGACCTGGCCCGGGCCGCCGCACCCACCCAGAGATGGACCCACGCGAAATGACCTGGATCACCGGCGCCGCGGCGTCCGGCACCACCCCGGCCGGCCCGGCCCTGACCGTCCCGGTCGGCGTCGGCCCGACCTGGACCGGCCTGATCATCTACGCCCGGGGCGACGGCACCGACTGGGACCCGGTACCGGCCAAGGTCGGTGCCAGCTTCACCCTCATTGACGACCGGGCCGCGACCAACCTGCGCGTGACGATCTGGTCGGTCACCGGGGTCACGGCCGGGGACGTCATCACCAGTTCGGCCACGGTCAACGGTCTGGCGAACGCCTGGCACGTCTACCAGGATGAGCACACCTACGACGTCGGGAGCCTGGCCGCCGGGGTCCGGCCCGGGACGGCGTTCACCACGACCTCGGGCACGGCGTCGGTCACCTCGGGCAACACCGTGGTCGCGATCGGGCTGGAGCGCTCCACCGCCACCGGCACCGTGGTCACGTCCACGGTCAGCACCGGGGGCGAGACGGTCACCCAGAGGCTGTTCTCGGAGGAGACCAGCACGGTGACCTCGGCCGTGGTGTCCAGCCTCATCGCCGGCGCCACGTCGACCCGGTCGGTGACGATCACCCACACCCACTCCAGCACCAACGGGTACGCGGCCCTGATCTCGACCACACCGGTCGCCGGCCCGCCGATCCCCGTGGTCGACCGGGTCACCCAGAAGACCGAGATCGAATTCGTGCCCGGCTCCGGGGTCTACCGGGATGTCTCCAGCCGGGTGGAAGCCTCGGTCATCACGCACCCCCGGGTCCGGCCCGGCTTCGGCGGGGCGACCGTGGAGCTGCAGCTGCAGCTGCAGAACGACCCGGTCCAGGCAGCCGAGATCGGCGTGCTGGGCGGGGCCACCACGGCTCACGTCGGGTTCAGCCCGTTCGTCCCGGAGAACCCCGCCGGGGCCTACTACCCGCACGTCGACGTCGACCGGCGCATCCGGGTCACGGCGTACTGGCCCGGCGGTGGGTCGGCGGTCCGGTTCCAGGGCTGGATCGACACCTGGACACCCACCGCCGGAGAGATGCCACCGGCCACCGCCATGGTCGACATCACGGCCAGCTGTGTGCTGAGCCGGTACGCGCGCCGGACCGTGCTGTCCGTGTTCGGGGAGTTCGCTACCACGAACGGCGCCGGCCGGGAGTACCTGGCGCTGGACGACGGCACCGACGCGACCAGTCTGCGGATCGTTTCCAGCCGGCCGTTGCCGGACCGGGCGGCCCAGCTGGTCCAGCCCAAGAACAAGCTACCGGGCAGCGCCACGCTGAGCGGTCCGGACGGCGGCCACCTGACGGACGGGCAGATCGACTTCACCCGTGGGGACGACGCGGCCCCGGCCCCGGTGATCACCTACAAGCTGGCGCGCAACCTCGGCCAGCTGACGTCGATCCAGGGCTGGTTCCGACTCACCAACGATCCAGCCGGCTCCGTGGTCGGCGACGACTGCATCACCGCCTGGGACGCGGCCGGCGACCTGCTCTGGGTGTGGGGGCCCAAGCTGGTCAGCGGCAAGGTGCAGTGGCAGCTGAGTGACGCCAACGGGGTGGCCCGGTCGTTCTACAACACCCAGGCGCCCCGGGAGGACGGCTGGCACTTCTGGCTGATCTGGTTCCCCTCGGCTACGACGTCCGCGATCCGGACCCACAACAAGGGCGAGAACATCACCGAGGGAACGTCTTTCGGGTCCTCGGTCTGGCCGTACGATCCCCGGGTCGCGACCCACCTGTCTATCGGGGGCCGGATGGCGCCGTCCAAGCTGGGCAAGCAGACCAACACGTTCCAGGGCACGGTTTCCAGTCTGCTGCTGCAGTACGGGACGGCGTTCAGTTTCGTCGACCAGGGCAACCCCGCGGTGCTGCAGCGCGCCGACGCGATGTCGACCAGGCTGGGCATCACGACTCAGGCCCTGGACATCCTGGTGGGGGCGATTCCGTCCACCGCCAACGACGGCACCCCGATGATGTACACCAACGCGACCCGGGACCTGCTCAGCCGCTGGAACGAGCACTCCCGGACCACCGGCGGGGCGATCTACACCCAGCCGGACGGCGTCCGGAGGTTTCGCACCGGTATCGAAATGTTTCAGCTCAACCCCGTGGTCACGCTGGATGCCGAGGCGGATCTGTCGGCGCCGGACGGGGGCTGGGCGCCGGTCAAGGACGAGCGCCCGACCCGGGTCACGGTCAACACCCCCTCGGGTAGCTACGACGTGATCGACACCGTCAGGGAGGCCCAGACGAACCTGCAGCTGGACGGAGCCAGCCTGGACACGGCAGCCGGGACCGAGTCCCACGCGCGCTCGCTGGCCTCCCTGCAGATGAATGCATCGTCCAGCCGACTGAGCGCGTTCGGCATCGACCTCACCACCTCGGCCAACGATCTCACCGCGGCGATCATGGCGCTGATGCCGCACGACCGGATGCGGATCACCAACTTGCCGGCCAGTTACCTGGGCATCACCTACCTGGACGTGTTCGCTACCGGCTGGACCGAGATCTACGTGGCCGAGGACGCCAGCTACCGGTTCCAGTTCGACACCGATCCTGCTGCCGACTACACCCCGGGCCGGTTCGACTCCGCGACGATCGGACGGTTCGCGATCGGCGCCGGCCTGGCCACGGTGACCGGCGGCACGTGCGTAGGCACCACGGGGACCGGCACGGTGATCCTGACCGGGGTCCCGATCCGCTCCACCGGGATCTACCCCTTGGACCTGAACTGGAACGGGGAGCGGATCACGGTCAGTGCGGCCGGCGGGGCGACCAGCCCGCAGACACTGACCGTGTCCGCCCGGGGCGTAGCGCCTACAGTAGCCAGAGCACATGTCGCCGGGGAGCCGCTGGAAGTCTGGACCCCCTTGAGATTCGGAGTCTGACCATGGCCGTACCGGTTCCGCTTGACCCGTCCGCCGGGGACATTCTCTCGGCCGTGAATTTCGATGCCGGTGTCCGGGACGTGTTCAATTTTCTGTTGACGGACTACCCCCGGGTGCACGCCTGGGCCGGAAGCGCGTCCATACCTAACAGCCCCGCCGCCCCGACTCTGGTCTACTACCTGGTCGATTTCGATTCTGAGACGTATGACACGGACAGCATGCATGACCCTGTCGTCAACCCCTCAAGGATCAAGTTTCCCACCGCCGGTCTTTACGAGATTGATTACCTGTTTACTCTGGCCAACGGCACTTATACCGGGCTGAGCTTGAATGTGCGTCTGAACTCAGCGGGTTCGGCATCAGGTGGATCGTCCATCCGTACCCAGCCGTACATGCTGGGTGACGGGTCGCCGAACGTGTACTTCCGGTTCACGCGGTTCATGAGCGCGGGGGACTACCTTGAAGCGTTCATTGCTCAGCGTTCCGGAGGTGCGTCAGCTCTGTCGGGTACCTCACTGGGTACCCGTTGTTTTGCCCGGTGGATCGCTACTGCATAAGGAGTTTCGCATGAATTTTCCCAGCACACCCCTGGCTAACGTCACTGTCGTAGAGTACGAAATCCACGTGACAGGAGAGCAGGGCGGCACGGTCAGTGGTCTGGATGCCCTTGCTCTACACCGATCGTGGAACGACCAGGATCTCCTGCCGAATGCCGCTCAGCTGGCCGCTTTCGAGGAGTACGCCCAGGCGCTAGCGGCAATTGTGGAGTCCAACAAGCCGACGGGGTCCACTGTCACCCTCAAGAAGTACTACGCGGGCAACGCCTACACTGACCGAGAAACGGTTACGTTCTAGCGCTTTTCACACAGGAGATGGCGAACTCATGACGAAAAAGATTGGCGTCAGTCAGAACGGCTGGCCGGTGTACGACGACACGAAGAAATTCGTCCGGTTCACGGTGGCCGGGGTCGGGTTCTGGGCGGCCACTGCGGACGTCGCCACGGTGCTGGCCGACTGGGTGACCTGGTACCACAACACCATCGAGAAGATCACGCTGCCGGTCCGGGAGACACCCGGCTACGATGATTGGTCCTACGCCGTCCGGCCGGTCCGGGGCCAGACCTCGGGCTACAGCAACCACGGGAGCGCCACCGCGGTGGACCTGAACGCCACCCGCCACCCCCGGGGCGTCAAGGGCACGCACACCCAGACTGAGCGCACCAAGATGGCGGCCCGGCTGAAGTACTACGAGGGCGTGCTCCGGTGCGGAGAGTTCTACACCGGCACCGTGGACGGAATGCATATCGAGGTGGACGACGACCGGGATGCAGTCGCCCGGATCGCGGCCAAGATCAGGGATGCCGCCAAGCCGGCCCCGGAGAAGGAGAAGCAGATGGACCTGAACAGCGTCGTCACGTACACCGAGAAGGCGGCCAAGCGGCTGGACAAGAAGACCACCACGGTCGCGGAGATCCTGCAGTGGTCGCCCGGGGTCCGGATCGCCCGGGACGAGATCGCCGGGGCCCGGGACACCGTGCTGACGGCCCTGGTCTCGGCCCGGGGCGCGATCCTGGCCAAGATCGGTGAACAGCTCAACCAGGGCGCCGTCATCGGGGAGGAGGTCGGCAAGGCCACCGCCGGTATCGGCGAGCTGAACACCAAGCTGGATCAGGTCCTGGCACTGCTGCAGACGGAGCCGGAGTAGGCCATGCTGGCGGCACTGGCCACCACGGCCAGTGCCGGTGGCAGCGAGCAGGAGATCTTACGGTGGGCGATCGATCAAGGCGGGGCATTCCTGGTCGCCATCGTGTGTGGCTACGGATGGTGGAGAGCTGAGAAGCGTGCTGATGTCGAGCGAACTGCCCGCAATGAGCTGGCAGACAAGGTCATGGCCGATGTCATCCCCGCGATCGGAGAGGCGACGGCGACCCAGCGCGAATTCCTCATCGCGACCGCGGCCAGGACGGAAAGACTCCGTGACGACGGTCGACGTCCTCGATGAGCTGAACACCGCTCTAGAACGACTCTCTACCGTGACCGAACAGGTCCGGGCGCGCACCGCCGAGGTGAAAGACTCATCCCATGATTGACCACACCCAGGCGTTGCGCGATGTCGACAACACCCTGGCAGGAATCGGCGAGCAGTTGGACGACCTGGGCCGGCGGCAGAGTCGGATGATCCGAATCGGGATCGCGGCGATCGTGGCCGGTCTGCTCTCAGTGATCGCGATCAGTCTGCTGGTGACCAGCGCGATCACTGCGATCCAGGCACAGAACGCCGTGATCTGCCCCGCGGTGGGCATCCTGGCCAGCACCGATCCGCCCCGGACCACCCCGGCCGGCCGGCGGCAAGCCGCCGAGGCGGAGAAGCTGCTGCGCGGAGCGGCGTTCGAGGCATGCCGGTGAGATACTTGACCGGACCCGGAAAGCACCGATCTCAGGAGACCACGATGGACCGTGCACTGTTCTGGAAGTCAACCGCCGAGCGGGCGGTGAAGACCACCGCCCAGGTGCTCGTCACGTTCCTCGGAGCTGACCTGGTCGACGCGTTCGCCGTGGACTGGCAGCGCGCCGCCGGTGTGGCCGCCGGGGCCGCCGTGGTGAGCGTCCTGACCAGCCTGGCCAGCTCCACGATCGGGCAGCCCGACTCGCCCAGCCTGGTCGCGGACGAAACGCACTGACCCGAACGACTGCAGCCCCGCCCGGGAGAATCGGGCGGGGCTGCTTGGTTTCAGGCACCTTCCAGGAACCCCCGGCGGATGCAGCCGCCGATCGTGCTGGGATCGGGGTCCAGGGCGTAATCGTGCTGGCGCCGGATCAGGCGCCGGGTGCCCCGCCGGCCGGGGCTGGTTCGCTTGCCGGCCTGGGAGAGCACCATCGGGGCCGCCCAGGTCCAGGTGGCCAGCCACGACCAGTCCCGGCGCAGTGCCCTGCTCACAGCGACACCGCCAATCCTGTGCAGAAGATCCAGACCGCGACCAGGGTGGCCAGCCCGATCCAGAGCGTGTCGGCGAACCGGGTCAGGACCACGCCGGTCATGCCGAACCCCTGGCCGATCACCCAGAAGCCTTCCCAGACAAGCAGTAACAGCTCCTTCACAGGAACCACCGATCCAAGATCCAGCCGACCAGCGCCCAGCCGGCCATGGCGAGTAGACCACCGGCCAGCCCACCAACAACGATGACTAACAAGATCATTTCCGGTGCCCTCCTCTGCAGCGGTACCAGTGCCGGGCCGCCCTGACCTTGGCGTCCAGGAAGATCACTCCGCCGCCGGTCAGGACCAGCGCGACGAACCAGTTGGCCGCGTTCATCTCGGCTTCACCCAGGACACCCCGTAAACCCAGCGACCGTCATTCAGCCGGACACCGTAGACGTACTGCTTGGTGCGCAGAATCCGTGCGTCATGTCGCGCGAAAACCATTGCGATATGCCAGTTCATACCGGCCTCACCTCGGGCGTAGCGTAGACCCAGCTTCTGACCGCCCGCTTGGAACAGTGGTCCAGGTGCCGGTCCAGGTTGCCCCGCTCAATCAGACCGTGGCAGATCATGCAGGTGATCAGGAAGTGGACGATGCCGTCAGCATCGACGACCTGGAACTCATTCATCGGACCTCCGGGTGGAAGTAGTCCGGCATCGCGCAGAGGTCGCAGTCCGAGGGGTCGCCCTCAGTGTCGGGCACGAACCCGTCGCAGGACCGGGCTGAGGCCGGGAGCGGAGGCACTGAGGTAAGGCTCATCCCATCCACCGGCCCAGCTCAGCGGCGACCGCGTTGACAGCTGGCGAGTAGACCACGCCGATCAGCCAGCTGACACCGGCGATCGCGCCGACCGCACCCCACGCGGGGCGGGGGCGCTGGTACTTCACCCGGGGCGGCCGCTGAGGCTCCCCGGCATCGATCGCGGAGAACGGGCTGGCCGGTGTCGGGGTCGGGTCCACCGGCAGGATGATCACGGTGTCGGCGGCCCAGTCGAACGGGGCGTCTTCTCGCCAGCTACGCTCAGCCCGGATGTGGTCGGTCCGGTTGCGGTCGGCGATCTTGCGGACGTTGCTCATCGTGCGATCTCCCTTGAGATGTAGGTGGCGGATGTCTCTCCGGCCGGCCAGCCGGGGCAGAACTCCCCGTCCGGGTCCGGGCCGACCTCCCCGGTCTGCTCGAACATCAGCGCCAGGGCCCGGGCGCGCCGGGTGGCCAGCCGGTCGAGCGGCGCCTGTACGGCGGAACCGAGGTGCTCCGCCAGCGTCAGCAGGTAAGTCAGCACGGGCTGGTCACGCCCTGCAGGATGCTCTCCAGCACGGGGTCCGGGCCGCCTGTCTGCGGGCCTTCCAAGTAGCCAGCGGCGAAGTCCGGGCGGTGCTGGATCGGGACCGCCCGGACCATGTCCCGGACCTTGTCCATCAGCCGCTGGGTGTCGGTCAGGAGGAAGTCCTGCACCGCCTGGTCCACGTCGGGGGCGGGGGTCGCGTCCTGGCGAGCGGTCAGGGCGGCCAGGTCGGCAGCGATCGAGGCAAGTTCGGCAGTGGCTGAGGTCATGCCTTGACTATAGACACTCTAGACAGAGACGTCAACACGTAGAACGGCCCCGGCACGGGGAAGTGTGCCGGGGCCGTGATCAGGTCAGGTCAGTACGGGGGCTGACCGGCCCAGGGCTCGGTCGGCGCCCAAGCCGGGGGCGGCCCGGCCGGAGCCGGCTGCTGGGCGGGCGGAGGAGTCCAGCCCGGGGGAGGACCGGCCGGGGCCGGCTGCTGCTGCGGGGCGTTCCACTGCTCGGTGTACCCGCCCGGTCCCGGGACGGCCGGAGCCGACTGCTGAGCCGGGGCCGGGACGTTCCACTGCACCGGCGGGGGACCCTGCTGAGCCGGTCCACCGAACTGGTCGGGCCGGGCCGGGCCAGCGATGTCGGCCGCTGTCTTCAGCTCGTCCCACCGCTGCAGCGACGGGCCGCCGGCCAGTTCCCGGGCCGTCGCCTTGTCCTGGTCGGTGGCTACCGCCAGGTCGTTGTACGGCTTGCCCTGGCCCTTCGGCGGCGTCTTGACGAACCGGGCGAGGCACGTCGACTTCGGGTCGGGGGAGTTGTGGTAGTCCATGAGCTTTTTCAAGATCACCTTGTTGACCTGGACCCCGCCCAGGTAGAACGGGGCCACCTTCGGGCCGGTCGCGAACGGGGTCTGGGCCTGGGTGTCGCCGTTGATATGCGCAGCGATCGGGGGACCGTCCAGGACGATGATGTCCACCCGCATCTTGTCCTCCAGCTCGGTGGGCTTGCCGTACGGGGTCCCCTGGGAGATGGAGTTCTTGCGGGGACGCCAGAGGATCAGCCGGCCGGCCAGCTGGTGCAACGCCGGGGCATCGCCGTCGAACGAGTCGTCCCCACCGGGGTCGCCAAACGCGTCCTCACCGGTGCTGGCCGGCTGGGCCGGCGGCGGGGTGCCGTAGGCCGGGGCAGGTTTCCAGCCCGGCGGGGGCCCGGCCTGCTGCTGGGCGGGCCCCGGCGGCCAGCCCGGGGGCGGACCCTGCTGAGGCTGCTGGGCGTAGGGGTTCTGAGTCACGATGGTGCCTTTCGTCGTCTCGTGCGGTGGTCCCGACCCTACGGTGAGGGTCGGACAGTTTCAGGACAGGAACGGAGCGAGCACCCAGCCGGTGCCGCCGGTCACAGCGGCGAACAGCAGGAACAGGGCGGCCAGCGCCAGCCGCTCCCTCACCCGGTCAGCTCCTGGTACTTCTTCCAGGCCGCGGCCTCAAGGTCGCTGGTCCAGGCCCCGGCCTCGATCGCCTGCTGCCGGACCGTGGCCAGCCGGGAGTGATTGGTGCTGGCCTCGACGTCCGCCGCTACCCGCTGGGCCGGGGTCAGCTCCGGGGCGGCTATGACCGGCCAGGCCGGGGCCGGGGGCGGCAGGTAGCGGTGGACATCGATGATCGGCTGAGCCTCGGTCTGCCGCTTCTCCCAGACCTCCCGGGTCACCTTCCCGGTCTTGGCGCACACCCACTCGCCCTCCCGGCCGGGGTAGGTCGACGTGAAGTCGTGAGCGTGTGCCAGGTGGCAGTAGGGCAGCACCTCGGGCTCGTACCGGGCGTGCTCCGGAGCGACGTCTGCAGCGGGAGCGGCGTGGTCCAGGGTGATGACCGGCGGCCCGGGCGGTGGACCCTCGGGGCTGATCGTGCTGGTCTCCGGCTCCGCGACGAACGCCTCGACCTCGGCCATGGTCGGCTTGACCAGTTCGACCCCGTCCGGGCCGGGGGCTGCAGCACGCACCGCGTCCCCAACCGCCTTGATCGCGGGATCGTTGTCGCCCAGGCATACCGGGTTCGGCTCGCCCTTGATCAGGGACTTGTGCCCCTTGCGCCCGCAGACCCCGCACCCACGCTCTTTCTTGGACTTGTCCGCCATCGGCCCCAGGGGCTTGCCGACGCCGTCCAGCAGGGTGTACGGGTGGTCAGAGACCTGCGGCTCGTCGGTCTCATCGTTGCGACCGTCCGCGATGGCCAGCTCGTTGAGCTTGGCCAGCCGGGCCTGAGCAAGGTCAGCCTGGGCCTGGGCGTCCGGGGTCGGGTACTGGATCGGTGCCCGGACCTGTTCGGTGATGCCGGGGTGATACTTCAGAGCGGGGTCCAGCGCCAGAGCCTCGGCCTCCGGGGTGGCCAGAGGGAGCGCCGATCCCGTACCCGGGGTGTCCAGGTACTGACCTCCAGGAGCGACGAACGCGGGTGCCGCCGAGGTTTCCAGCCGGCGGACCTTGTGCTTGGCCTCCGCGTTCGCCCGCTTGCCCACCACCGCGGCTTCGACCCACTCCTGCACCCCGCCCAGGTCCAGGATGTAGACCGTGGCGGTACCGTCGAGCGGGACGTGGATGATGCACGCCTTGTCCTTGCGCAGTTCCGCCGGCATCGGTTCGTAGTGGCCGGTGATGTCCAGCACCTTGCCGTCCTGGTCGACCACGGTATCGGCCGTGTTCCAGAGCGCGTAGGCGTTCGCGTACATCCAGAGCTGAATCAGGATCTCCAGCCACGCCAGGTCCAGCGACCGGCCGGTCTTGAGGTCGCCGACCATGAGCTCGTAGTCCTCGGTGTCGGGGTTCCACCACCGGACGATGTTGTCGAACGTACCCGCCGCGTTGTACGGGCACAGAACCTGACGTTCCAGGAACTGCGGCAGGATCTGGATGTGGTTGGCGTCCAGCGCCTCGTAGTACCGGCGCAGACTGGGCCGGTCCTCCTCGGACAGCCGGGCCTCGGCGGTGGCCAGGTCGATATCACCACGGTTCAGCTCCTCGGTGACAGCGTGGAAATTCGTCCCCCGCCCGGACCGTTCCTTGCCCCCGCCGGCCACGAACGCCTGGTCGGCGATCTTCCGCAGAGCACGCTTGCGCTCGATCGGGTCGATGATCGTCTGGGCCTTCATCGCGGCGGTGATGGCCTCGGGTGATCCGGCCAGGCCGTCCACGATCTTCTCGCCGGTCCAGATCTTGATACCGGTCTGGTTGCTCAGCCCCGACTTGATCGTGCTGACCCGCGTAAACCCTTTATTAGCAGCAGTCTTGGTGCCGTCCAGGTGCGGCAGCCGGTACCGGTCCCACTGGTCGCGGGGGACCTCGGCCCGTTCCTCGGCATCACCCCGGGCCCGCTCCGGGGCGGTGGTTCCCTTGCCGGGATCTCCGAACGCATCAGCCATGATCAGGGCACTCGCTTTCGACGTATTGGCACTGCCGGATGGTGTCGCCTTGCTGGCTTTCCGTCATCCACTGCTCGCCGTAGAGCGCAGCAGCGGTTACTGCGGTCAGGGTGAGAATCAGTGCGATGACAAGTTTTGCGGTGTTCACGTGTTGCCTTTCGGGCGCTGCGCCGGGGGTCGGCCGGGCCGGTTCGTCCGGAACCGGGCGCTACCTTTCTTGGTGCCCCAGTTCCTGCTGGGCCATTCTGCCTCATGCCGGGTACACACCTTGGCTGATCCCGGAAAGTCGAGTCCTCCAATCTCTTTCGTGAAACTGACGATGAACTCAGCCAGTCCCCCGCACGGGCTGATTTCACACCGGCCGGCGCCGGCCGGGGCAGGCCGGGGCAGGGGCTCACGCCGTAGCGGCGTACCTGCGGCCCGGGGCCAGTTCAGGGAGTGCTCCCTGCAGACGTCGGCGATACTGTCTTGCTCCGGGAAGTGGACGGAACGGAACGTGATCCGGAATTCTGCCTTGCCGGTACACGCCCCGTACGCACACCGTTTCGGGGGTGCGGTCATCAGTGATCCAATCTGAAAGTCGCTATTGCACGGTTGATCTCGTCGTACGCCTGGGCGCTGGTCATGGTCTTGCGAGCCGGGACCCCATACCGCTCCAGGTCCCGTCGCTGGCCCGGGGTCGCCCGGCCCTGCTGGCGCCAGCCGGCGGTCTTGCTGGTGATCTCCGGGGCATACTCCCCGGCATACTGCTCAGCCAGGGCCATCCCGATCTCAAGGTCCAGGTCGTTCTGAATCCAGAGCGGCTGAGCCGAGGTCCATGCTTTCGTGGTCAGGCCCAGGGTGAACACCCCGTCCGGCTGTTCCCAGAGGAAGAACAGCGAGTCGCCGGCCGGGATGAACCACGTCCCCCGGGCTGTCTGCAGCCAGAGCGTGTGCGACTCGCCGAACATGTCGACCTCGGTACCGACCACCGAGTGCACCGGCGGCGGGGCCGGCAGCCAGGCTTCCAGCCCCGGATCGTCCTCGATAGCGTCGTACTCATCTTCAGCTTCCAGCAAGCTCTGGTTGTCCTTGGGCTTGATCTTTTTGTCCATGGACAGATCGACCAGGCTGGCCAGGCCGTGCACAGCGGTGGCGCCGCAGACGTCCAGCACGAGACATTCGGTCTTGCCGGGGAACAGCCGCAGTCCCCGGCCGATCATCTGCTGGTACAGCCCCGGTGACTTGGTCGGCCGGGCGATGACCAGGGTGTCGCAGTGGGGCGCGTCCCACCCCTCGGTCAGGACCATGGCGTTCGTCAGCCACTGCAGTTCGCCGGATCGGAACTGGCTGAACAGCCGGGTTCGCTCCGGCTTCGGGGTGGTGCCAAGGATCGTGCCGGTCCTGATCCCGGCCGCGTTCATCGTCGCCGCGAAATCCAGCGACGTCTCGACGTTCGGGGCGAACACCACCCCCCGCCCGTCCGGGGCGAACTCCGCGATCGCCTTGACGATCGCCTCACCGGTGTTGGCGTCCAGCATCCGTTCCGCGGTCTCCTCCTGCTGGAGATCACCGCCCCTGACCCGGACCCCGGACAGGTCCAGGTCGGGTACCTGGACCCTGATCCCCCGGACGTCGCAAAGGAACCCGTTCCTGATCCCCCACAGCGTGTCGTAGGCCCCGCCGTCCGGCCGCTTGACCACATCGGTCCAGACCTCACCCAGGCCGTACTTGTCCCGGGCGTCCCGGCTCATCGTGGCGGTGAAGCCGACAGTCGGCACCCCGGCGAACGCCCCGAAGTGGTTCAGGGTGCTCCGCCAGGTGGGAGCGGCGGCACGGTGGCACTCGTCCGCCACGATCCGCCGGACGTCCCGGATCGAGTCGCGCCGGCGGTACGGGGCCCGGGCCAGAGTCTGCACCGAGGCGACGACCACCGGCCTGTCGTAGTCGTTCTGGTTGGCCATGACGATCCCCGGCCGGAGCTGAGGCTGCATCCGGTGAATCGTGTCCCGGGCCTGGCTGGCCAGCTCGTCGCGGTGCACCAGCACGAGCGACCGGCCGCCCTGGGCGGACCGGGCCGCCAGCCAGGCCGAGAACGTCACGGTCTTGCCCAGGCCGGTGGCTGCCACCGCGCCCGGCCGCTCACCCTTGGCGATCATCCGATCGATCTCGGCCATGATGTCGACCTGGTACGGGCGTGGTGACAGCGCCACGTGCTACCTCCGTCTCTTGAAAATCCTGAGGATGGGTCCGACGATCGCGCTGATGGTGCTGGCGACCTTGGCCGCCACTGCTTCCTGGCGGTCGCGTTTCATCGCTGCCCGGCGGTCAGAGATGTAGCTGTTGCTCAGCCCGGGCTGGACCGGGTACACCGGACTGCGCGGGGCATCGCCGCTGATGGCTCCGCAGTCCCGGGCCGTGCACTCCTGACCGTTCCAGGTCGACCACCGGAAGCAGTTCGGGCAGTGGTCCTCGGCCTGGGATGTGATCTCTCTCGGCTTGGCCGTGGGTCGGGCCGGCTCGATCGGCTCATCGCGCCACTTTCCCGGCTCGTCACCCATTGAGAGCGGACAAGGCGTTGTCGCAGTGCCCCTCGGCATCGGTGATCGACGTCCCGGCCGTGGTCATCTGCTCGGCGGCGGCCTGGATGCCCTCGTGCAACGAGCTGGTCAGGCCGCCGGCCTCCTCCACCTGGGAGTGCGCCGACATCACCTGCTCGTTGGCCTGGGCCAGCTCGTCCTTGCAGCCGGAGATCGAGTCGGCCCGGCCCAGCTGGTGCTCCATGTCCGCGGCCAGGGCCGTTTCCAGGTACTCGTCCAGTTCGGCCATCTCGGCCGTCTTGCCCTCAAGCGGTTCCTTCAGCTCCTCGATATCGGTCACGATGCTCGTGACCTCCTGATGCAGCTGTGCCAGCCGGTCGGCGATCCGGCTACGCGCCTCGTTGTTGCGGTTCAGGTCCGCACTCACCGCGGCGATCCGCTGTGCTGCCTCGATCAAGTCCATGGTGTTCCTCCCGTTGTCGTCGTCCCGTGCTGACTCGACTGACTTTAGACAGAGTGGACACTGCCGTCAAGTCGATGACAGAATGGCCTCATGGAAACGATGAGCAAGACCGAGGCGGCGGCGGCCCTGGGCTGCAGCGTCCGCACGCTGGAACGAACGTTCCCGCCAGGCACCCCCGGCCGGGTGGAGGTCGGTGGCCGGCTCCGCCCGGCCGAGATCCGCTACGACCGGGCCGTCATCACCAGCATGGTCCCGGCTCCGGGAGGCGACCACGTGCACGACTCCGCCTGTGATGGCGGGGAAATCCACTGCCCCGACAAGGTTTAGGGAGATGACGATGAACGATGGTCCGAGCTGCGGCCTATGCACCCCCGTGCCGACCGGGGACGGGAGGTGGGCGCACGTGGCATCTCGTCACGACGTGTCGTTGCCAGAAGAAAAACCGACGATCGAGCAGAAAGTGGAGATCATGAAAGGTCCGAGCTGCAATTGCTCACCTCACCAGGGCCCGCACACGGTCGGCGACCCGGGGTGCGTGGTGGAGATCCGTTACGAAACCAGGGGCCCGTCCGACTACTCCGTGCCCGCGGCGGTGCAGGGTCAAGCGATGATCGAGGAGATCGTGACCAACAGCCGAGGCCCGTCCGACGAGTGCCGCCCCTCGGCCCCGTGCGCAGCGTGTGCGGTTCGGCTGGGTACCGACCGGGAGCGCCCGAGTCTGCGACAGCTGCTGTTCACGCACCGGGCCATGGCCACGGTGAGCCCGGAACTGATCACGGATCTGCTGCACGAGATCCAGCCGATGCTGGGCGAGCCGACCGAGCACGCCCCGACAATCCGGCTGGGCGCCGGTGGCGAGCTGCTGCCGGAACACCCGTTCGACCCGGGGGCCGACTACCTGGTCAGTGGAGCTGTGATCCAGACGTGGATCGACCAGACCAACGAGAACCGCCGGCTGCTGGCCGCGGCGCACACCGCTCTGGGTGATGACGATGACGAGTGGTGCGACGACGACGATTCGGACGGACCACAGAACGACCCCGGAAACATCGCGCACGACCACTGACCTCAGGAGACGACATGCCCGAGAACGACTACGAATCAGCCGCGGACGAGCTGGCCGACCTCAAGGCCCGGCGGGCGGTGCACATGGAGAAGATCCAGGAGATCGACGACCGGGCAGCCGAGATCGTGACCAAGATGAACGCGACCACGGCAGCCGCGGTGAAGGATTGGGGCCATGTGATTGCGGCGCCGCCGGTGACCCGCACCGCGTGCGACCTCCCGGCCGGGGTGCAGTCCCCCACCACGCTGTGCGTGTGTGGTCACACGGCAGACGCACATCGGGCTACGGGGGACTGCGAGATCTGTGACCACCCGCTCAAGCCGCCGGTGCCGGAGTGCGATCTCTCCCACCGGTTCGCCCGGGTGCCCATGAGCGCCCTGTGCCGGTGTAGGTGGCTGGCGAGCGATCACATGCTGGCCGGCGGGGTCTGGGTGCGCGACCCCGCCAAGATCAAGGGGGCGCGAGATCGGTCCTACGTGGACCGGCCGGACGGAGCCGGGACGTAGTATCCCTGAGCACCACACCGCCCCCGCTTCGGACCTGAGAGCGGGGGCGGTGCTTTACCGGGGAGACGACACTCCACCAACCGGGCCTCATCCGCGAGACGAAGGAAGTGTACAGCTCAGATGCCTGATTTTGCTTTTTCCGAAACATTGCCCCTGCCCGGGTTCCCCGGGACCACGGTCACGGCCGGCCAGGCCGGGGTGGATGAGCTGGCCCAGATCTTCCGCAACGGGCCCTGTCCGTTGGTGGTCGACATCGAGACGTTCGGGATCGGCAAGGATGCCGGACCGGGCCGGATCAAGTGCGTGATCCTCTCGACCAATCGATCCGCCGTGGTGCTGAACCCCCGGGTCCCGGGCCAGGCTGCAGAGATCCGGCGAGCCCTGGACTACGCCAGCACGCTGATCATGCACAAGGCAGAGTTCGACGCGCTCAGCCTGTACCTGAACCGGATGCTGGTCCACGAGCACGTCGATAAGATCGTTTGTACCCTGCTGCTGGCCCGGCTGGCCGAACCAGGAGACACCACACCGCGGGACCTGGACGCCTGTTGCAAGCGCTACCTCGGCACCGAGTCCAAGCCGATCCAGCACCTGTTTAAGGCCATGGGGTACTCCAGCAAGACCGAGGGGTTCCTCCACCTGGACATCGACTCTCCGGCCTACCTGATGGGTGCCGGATCGGACGGGATCGCCACCGCGCTGGTCTGGCCGCTGGTCCACAAAGCCGCGGTGGAGCGCCAGCTGAACCACCCGTTCGGCGACCGTATCGGCCTGTCCCGGGCCGGGGCGGAGGATCTGGTCGCCCAGGCCCACGAGGCGAACCGCTGGGCACTGGAGCGCACCCTGGACGGCGTGCTGTACGACCCGGACTACCTGCAGCAGTACCAGAACAAGGTGCTGGACCGCACCCAGCGGGGCCGGGGCATCCTGACGTCCTACGGGATCAGCAACGGCAACCGGCTGTTGAGCTACCTGGACTCGATCGGGGAGGTACCCGCCGATCACCGCCGGACCCCGGTCAAGATCAACGAGAAGACCGGGAAAGAGACCGGCGGCAAGCTGGGTACCGCCCAGGACGACGTCGCTCTCCTGAGTCACCCGCTGGCCCGGGTCTGGGCCCTGGTGGCCGAGAACGAGAAGATGCTGGGATACCTCGAAAAGTGCCGGGACATGGCCGATGTGAACGGCCGCATCCACCCCACCACCACGGTCTACAAGGCGGCGCACGGCCGGGACGCCATGGCGGACCCGCCGGTGCACCAGTTCCCCGGTGACGCCCGGGCGATCATGATCGCCGACCCGGGCCGGGAGTTCACCTCGGTCGACTGGTCGCAGCAGGAACCTCGGGTGATCATGAACCTGGCCGGCGACATCGGCCGGCCCCTGCTGGACTACGAGAACCACGGCACCAAGATCTACCAGGGCATCGCCGACTACGCGGAGATCCCGTTGGACATGGCGAAAGTCGTTGTCCTGGCTGGGCTGTATGGTGAGGGCGTCAAGAAACTGAGCATCGACCTGGGCCTGCCGTTCGACCCCTGGATGCCGGAGTCGGTGCGGTGGGGCAAGGTGGTGGAGGCCCACTACGGGTATGCCGCGGCGAAGGATCTGCAGGCCCAGGTGTTCGGTGCGATGCCCCGGACCGCCGGGTTCCTCAAGCAGGGCAAGCAGATCGCTCGTGAGCACCGGGTGGCGTGGTGCATGGACGGCCGGATTGTGCCGATCCCCTCGGGCACCTACAACGGCGAATGGTCTGTCCAGGCCCACAAGTGGCCGAACTACAACACCTCGGGATCGGCCTCGGCTGAGCTGCACTGGACCATCGTCCAGGCGCGCCGGGCCGGGTACGGGATGCAACTCAAGTGGGGTATGCATGACGAAATCATTTGCGACAGAGAGGTTTCGAGAGACGTGCAACGACTGATGGAAACACCGCACCCTCGGCTGGTCGAACTGGCCGGGCGTGTTCCGGTGATCCGTACCGACCTCAAGCACCTCGGAAACCGTTGGGGGAAAGCGTAATGAAGGTCTGCGGCACCACAGCGGAATTCGCTGGTAGCAGCCATGTCTGCACCGTAAGAGCGCACCCGAACCACGACATGCCAGGTCCGGATGGCTGGCAGAAACCCCACAACGACGGCAGATGGTCATGGACCAGGCCGGTGGGGTTCATCGGCCCGATCGACCTACCCCGGAGCGAGTGTGGCTGCAGCGTCTACGAATCGTGCACGTACTGTGAGGATGAAGAATGATCGGCGTTGACCAGTTCGCTTCTGTGTTCGGCGGGGCTCCCAGCCACATCGCCGGCCACCTGACCGAGCACATCAGAGCGATCGTCCGGGCCGGGTGGTCCCCGGTGCTGTGCCTGCCCGGCACCGCTACGCCCGGATGCATCCTCACCCCGACCCAACGCAAGCGTGACCCTGACCACCTGTGCGGGGCCAACCACGTGATCGACAACCCTTCCAGGGTGAGCGCCATCGTCAAGAACTGGGAGCACGAGGGGGCCAATATCGGCCTCCACCTGGGACGATCCGGTCTGGCGGTGCTGACGATGCCGGCGGCGCCGGGGATGAGCGTCCAGGGCCCGGACGGTATCGGGGATTGGTGGTTCACCCTGCCGGAAGGTCACCCTGGGCCCGGGACGATGGCCGGAGCAGAATGGACTTTGCTCTCTGGTGATCACTACGTTCTGGTTCCGCCCGCCGAACTGGCCGGACAGGGCGCCTACCGGCTGGTCGGTGGGACCACCCCGGCTCCGGAGTGGATGCTGCGATGATCATTCCGCAGATTCCCACCGGCGCCCCGGTCGCCTACGCCGCTGAGCTCTACGCCGCGGCTGGCTGGTACGTCGGGCCCTACGACGCTGACCGGGCCAAGAACCCCGGCGGACTGCTCGGTGCCGGGTGGCAGCGCCAGACGTCCCGGGACCCGGAGCAGATCCGCACGTGGTGGGCTAGGTGGCCCCAGGCTGCCGTATTCCTGCACATGGGCCGGTCCGGGGCGGTGGCGCTGGACGTCGACCACCCGTCCAAGGTGGTGGGGCCGCTGGCCGAGGTGCTGCGAGCGCACACCGGTCCGGTCCAGCTGACCAGGCCCGAGTCCTGGCGGACCGCCGGTGTCTACCGCGGCCACTACCTGTTCACCCAGCCGGCCGGGCGCGACATCGGTAACTCGATCGGTGGCCTGGGCAAGGGGTGGGGTGAGGTCCGGGGCCGGAACGGGGTGATCGTGGTCGAACCCAGCCAGCATGTCCACCATGGCAACGGAGGGATCTACCGGTGGTTGCGCGCCGGACCGGTGCCGGAGCTACCGGGCGTGCTGGCCGAACAGCTCCGGGACGCGGCCCCGGAGCTGGACCCAGCCTCAGCCGGGCGACTGCTGCAGCTGCGGGGAGCGGTCACCGGGTCGATCGATCCGGAGCTGTTCCGCCGGGGCCCGCTGACCCGCTGGGAGCGGCTGATGACCGAGGGGCAGTCCCGGCACGTCGCTATGACCGAGGTCGCCTCGTTCGCCTACCGGGACGCTCTGGCGGGGGTGTATCCGTTCGCCTGGGCGGAGGAGACGCTGCGAGCGCTGTTCCTGGACGCGGTCGGGCGCGAGGATCTGGGGTCAGGATCGGTCCGGTCCGAGGATGAGGCGGTGCGGGAGTTCGACGGCATCAGCCTCTGGGCCCTCGGCCAGGTCGAGAACGAGGACCATGGTCAGCGGGCAGCCACGGTGGCGGTGCGGACCTACGAGGCGCCGCTGACGAACTTCACCCCGGAGCCGGATGCGTTCGGTGACCCGGGCACCGATGAGCCGGGAGAACCCGCTGTAGCCCCGCTGGCCGTGCAGGCCGGGCCGGGCATGAGGTTCACCTGGGCTTCCAGCCTCGCCCAGCGAGCCTCTCGCTGGCTATGGGAGGAGGACGGGCACCAGTGGGTGCCTCTGGGCGGTCTGGTCCTGCTGGGCGGGCGTGAGGGCGTCGGCAAGTCCACGCTGGCGTTCTGGCTGGCGGCCCAGATCACCCGGGGGACGCTGGCCGGCGACTACTTCGGCATCCCGCGGTCGGTGGTGATCGCTGCGACCGAGGATGCCTGGGAGCAGACGATTCAGCCCCGGCTGCTGGCGGCGGGGGCCGATTTGCACCGGGTGGCCCGGGTCGACATCGCCGAAGCGGACGGGGTGTTGCGGGGAATGAGCCTGGTCCAGGACATCGCAGCACTGCGAGAGGGGTGTGAGCGCTACGAGGTGGCGCTGATCCTGCTGGACCCCCTGCTCAGCACCGTGGGCGGGTCGCTGGACACCCACAAGGACTCGGACGTGCGCAAAGCGCTGGAGCCGCTGAGCCGGCTGGCCGCCGATCTGCAGCTGACCGTGATCGGGCTGATCCATCAGAACAAGTCCACGGGCTCGGACATCCTCACCCGGCTGATGGGGTCGCGGGCCTTCTCGGCGGTGGCCCGGGCGGTGCTGTTGTGTGCGGAGGAGGCCGAGGACGAGGAACCGGACGAGGAGGACTTCGGCTCTGCCGGCGATACCGGGCGGTCGTTCGTGTTCGGTCAGCTGAAGTCGAACCTCGGGCCCAAGGTGATGGCCAGTATCCGGTACCGGATCGTCGGGGTGATCACCGGGACGGATCACGAGCTGGGCAAGCCGATCCGCTCCAGCAAGATCGAGATGGAGCCGGTGTTGATTCAGAACAACGTGACCGACTCCGTGGCGGACGAGGCGCCCAAGCGCAAGACCACCAAGTCCGGCGCCGCCGGGCAGTGGTTGTTGGACTACCTGGCCGACCACGGGACGTCGCCGGCGGCCCTGGTGGTCGACGTGGCGAAGGAGGCCGGGCACTCGTTCGCCACGGTGCAGCGGGCCCGTAAGGCTATGGGTATCGAGCCCTCCAAGGTGGACGGCATAAGTTACTGGACCGCCCCACAAGTCTACGTATCAGGACTACTTATCAAGAATCCTCGTGTTCCTGATAAGTGATAAATGATAAGTAGTTGATAAGTACCAGTATGTCCACTTATCAACTTATCACTTATCAACATCCGGGAAACGAGCCATTTTTGATAAGTAGGTACAGAGAGTCACCTTGGGCACAGAGAGTAGGCGGTATAAGTTATGGCACAAGTTATAAGTGATGGGATGACTTATGAGTTACGAGTTATGAGTTCTGATGACCGGCCCCGGGGGTGCTCCACCGAGGGCCACGGGCACCGGTTGACCCACCTGGACGGTCTCTGCCGAGCGTGCTGGTACGCCCGGAAACGGCGTCGGCGCACCCAGGGCCGGGCCAGCACGGTGAAGCGGCTGTACGGGTGGCTCACCGAGGAAGTGGAGGCTCTGAAGGCCACACAGCGAGGCAGGTGCGCGATCTGCCTACGCCGAGTCGGGGTGGTCAAGGCGGGGGCGGTGGATCATGATCACGAGCTGGAGCGACGGGGCTTCCCGAAGCGGGAGACCGTGCGGGGCATTCTCTGCAGCACGTGCAACCGCTACCTGGGCTACATCGGCGACCGGCCTGAGGTCGGCATCCGGCTGGCCCGGTATCTGATTGACCCGCCGGCGCCCCGGGTGTTGACAGCTCTAGACAGAGATGCCACTATGGACATGTCAGCAGGAACCAGCCCGGACTGAGGCTCAGCCCGGAGAAACTCCTCCTGACCGAAGCACTGGACTGCAGCCGGTGTGGAGCAACGGATGCTGGTCACAGGTGCTCGACACCTCGGGAGTTCGAATCTCCGCCGTTGTGCGTAGTCAGCAGGGGCCGATGGTACCGAGGCCCCCGGAGCCGGTCCGGAAAGCTGCTGACGGTAGCGCTGTAGCTCGTCGGTGAGCCCCGGAAAGGGAGGCCAGGTTCAAGCCCTGGGCAGCGTACGGGCGGTCAGCAGGTCACCCGGTATACAGCCGTTCAAGGCTGGCGGGTCACCTCCTGGGCACAGTGCATGGGTCGGCGCGATGGTCCGACCGACCTGCTGACGCGCCGTAGACGAAAGGACGTGCACCATGGACACTTTCAGTACCTACGTGAAGTGCATGTGGCGGGTCACCTACAGCCTGGCCCTGCTGAACCTGACCGCCAACGCCTGTGGCTGGTACGAGGGCCTGGTCCTGACGTGAGGCACCGGAACGCAACGGGGCAGTTCGCACCGGTCCAGGCCGACCACTGCCCGTGGGGCCACCCGTACACCCCGGAGAACACCCTGGTTTCAGGCCAGAACCAGGCCCGGGTCTGCAAGCACTGCAGAATGGTCCATATGCGGTGCTGGAAGCGGGGGATCACCATGGCCGAGGGGTACGCCCGGCATCCTGAGTGGCTGGTCCTCGGTCACCGGCTGGACCGGGGCCGGCCGATCTGGTGAGCCGCTTCACGCCCCGCTCACAGACCTACTGGCGGCTCTGCGCCATCGTCAAGCGGGAAGAACCCATCTGCGCCCTGTGCGGCCAGGAGATCGAGGCGTGGCGGCGCAAGGGCGACCCGATGGCGTTCCAGGCCGACCACATCCGGCCGGCCAGGACGCACCCGGAGCTGGCCGAGGTGCGGTCCAACCTGCAGGCCAGCCATGCCCAGTGCAACCGAGACAAAGAACGAAAGAGCCCCAGCCCGCTACGGTTGGGGCTCTACGTCTCGATCGACGATTTCTAGCGGCACAATTCCGGGTGACCCCTGACCCACCGGTGAATGTCCTCGGCTCGCCAGATCGACCCAGCGGAGCACCGGCCCAGAGGCTCCGGGATCTCGTGCTGACCCCGGCTGATCCAGGACTGAATCGTGGTCGCATTGCGGCCGGCCGCAATGCCGAAATCCTTGAGGCTCATCAGTTCCATGATCTTCTCCTAAATTCGGTTGAGCAGATATCGGCCGATGGTTTCGGTGTACACCGGGGGAATGGCCTTACAGATGTCCTCTCGACCCATCCAATCAATGCCCATTGCTGTACGGGCTTCCTCCGGCCAGAATCGGTATCCCCTGGTCTGGGGGCCACCCCCACCTGTGCCGTACACCCCACCTGTCAGGGGGGCATGGGTGCAGCCGAAGGGGTAGTTCAGAGGGATGTTCGATTCGAACAATCGGTGTCGTCTCAGCTGTCTGTAGTTACCGTCTCTGCACATAGACCCCAGGTTGAATGCACTACCACACATACGTATGGGGTTGATCATGGCCCAACGCGCTAATGCCACATTCTCTATGACATAGGGCTTACCTATACGCTGTAGTAATGGGCGCACGAGGTGTATCTGTTGGGGTACAGGGGTAGAGGTAGGTAGGTACTGCAGGGAGGAGTACCCCTCACAGTTGGGAGACAGAGCGATGATGTCGAACTGTTGGCAGTACTCCACATCCTTGAGTATGTCGAACGCATCAGCAGTAACCCATGCGTGTACCTCAGGATGCTTAGGGTATGTAGCTATGTCAGATGCTGTGACCTCATACCCTGCACGTGCATAGCCAACGCTTGTTCCTTGTGCACGTGCGAAGAGATCTAGTAAGCGAGGCATAGCTTGAGTGTAACAGTTGCAAGAGCAATGCACAAGTTCAGAATCCATAACTCAGAACTCAAAATGATCATGATAGTTATGGATTTTCCGGCCGGCGTTTTTAAGGCC